TAAGTCTTTCATAGCTCTGTGGAACGCAATACGTCCTTCAGTACCAGTGAAAACCACCCATTCGTTACCTTCAGCATTTTGAGCATTTAAAGAGATCTTACCAATAAACTCAGTGATAATATCTTCAGTTAATGTTCCAGCAGCATATGTAGCTTGATTAGAACCGTCAATCTGTGCTAATACACCATCACCAATCGTGAATGATCCATCAGTAGTACCAGTTGCAGGTCTTGCAGAACCATCAGCATATTCACCAGCAGCGATACTAGAAATAATATCAGTGTTAGTTGCAGAATAGTTAGTTGCAGCAGTTGCTACAGACGTTTGTCCGTACCATCTTTGTAACTCTTGCTCATACATGAATTGGTCCATCATATGATTCTCCTTAGTGAAGTACCATAATTTTTGACCATTGTTTTCAACCCAAGAAACATCAGTAGCGTCTTTACCAGTGATTGTACATTTCTTTCTGTTGATTGTCATCCAGTTTTTATAAGTATCTGGATAAACATTGTTTTCACCTACATCAGATCCAGCAGACCCAGCAGGGAATGCAGAACCAATTCTACCAACTACATTTCCAATAGTATTATCAGCAGCAGTGATAGTAGTGATAGCCTCTATAGTGTAAGCATTAGAAGTTGGTCCAGCTACAACTAATCCAGTTGCCCCAGAAGGGAAACGAACTACATCATATAAATTAAACCAATCTTCTACACCTCCACCTGAAGTGTTTTCAAATTTTAAAGCAGCATCTACCGCTCCAGCAGCGATAGCGGAGCCACCTGTTGCATCAATTAAACATTTTCTACTTAGTCTGTTCATTACTTTCCATTCGTAAGAACTGTCTCCTAAAACTTTTTCAGCAGCATGTCTTCTAGTTTTTTCAAGAAGATATGTCATAGAATATCTTGGGTAAAGAGATATTAAAGTTTTAGCAATTTCTGGATGTTGTAACAAATTTGCGTTAAGTGCATTCGCAGCAGTTGTTCCTCTTCCATACGTACCCGTACTTGTTGTTGCCATTTTTTTTTAAATTTTTTTATTAATTAAACATTTTTTATTTTTGCTCAATTAACTTTCAACCTTTAGTAGTCTTTGACTAACTTTATTAGACCTACTCGTTCATGAACGCTTTTGGATCAAATGTACCTGACTCCACAATGAAGTTAGATTTATTCTTTCCAGTGTTAAGGCTTGGTGAGACTATACTATCCATGATAGCGGCTTTGCCGTCTGCCAACCCTTGAGAACGAAGAATTTTTTCTATTTGACCTCGATATAACATAAACATAGCAACATCAGCAACATTGGCGTGATCTTTCCATATTTGATTCATCATATCTCCTGTAGCAAATCGATATATTTCTTCCTTCTGTTTCTTTGTAACTTTTCCTCCCATAAATTCACCCATGTCTTTTATTTGGGCTTTCAATCCTTCTTTAGCTTCTTTAACAGATTGTTCCTTTTGAGTTTTTGCACTAGCTTGATCTTGCTTAGTTTTATCATTAGCTTGATCAATCGCTTGGTTCAATACTCTTCGAACGCTCTTTGCTTTCATTTTAAGCATTCCTGAATCTTCTAACTTATCAATAGACTCTTCAATCTCGCTTTCTTCTATTCCATCATGCTTCAATTCTTCAGCAACCAACTCTCTGTCTGTCATCTTTAAGTAATCTCTTAACTGAGACACTTGAGAATCTTCTCTAACTGGTTGATCCTCTTTAGTAGAGTTCATAGCGTTGATTAAATCTTCTTTAGATGTAATTTCCACCCCTAACTCTGCTCCGACCTTAGCCCAGTTTAATTCTTCTGACTTAGACTCCTCATCTACTTCTTCTTCTTTAACTTCTCCGTCCCAGTTATACTCGTCTTCCTTTGCTTGAGCTTCTGGTTCTTCTTCTTTTTGTCCTTCTTTCCAGGACCAGCCATCTTCATCTTTTTCAGAAACCTCACCATCTTTTGAGTCTTCTTCACCTTCTCCAGCGTTTGTTCCATATATATCATCTACGAATGCTAATGGATTAAACTCACCTTCTGCTACTGTTTCTTCTGTTGAATTGTTATCTATAACCTCATCAACTAATTTTGATTCTTCTTTTGCCATTTTTTCTTTTATTAATTAATACTCCCTGTTTGCAAAGATACAAAAAAAACTATACCTTCTGTGCTGCTTTCATTAATTGCTCTTGAGAGGAAGATGTGTTAGTTGCTTTAAGACCAGCTCCTTTAGTCTTTTCACTATCCTCCTTCTCTTTATCCTCTTCTGAAATAAACATATCAGCAGCCTTATTAGTTTTGCTATTAATCTCATTAGCATCATTAATATCCCTACTTGTATCAGCTTGCATTTCTGCAATTTGCATTTTAGTTTGATTATTCATTTCAGCTATTTTCAATTTAGCCTCATTATCCATTTGCTGTAATTGAGCATCTTGTTCAAACTTAGCTTGCTCTTGTTGCTGAGCTGCTTGTTGAGCTTGCATTTGCTGCTCCATAGCTGCTTGTTGTTGTTTCTTCATCTCATCCATACCTTGCTCTAGAACTTTTTCAGCTTCAGTCATTGTATCGGCTTTAAGAACTTTAATAACTCCTAATAAGTCAATAGCACCTGATTGTAGTGAAGCTTGAGCCATTTGTTGAACAACTTGTTTCATAGAATCGTCTTTACCAGCATCACCTACATATATACCGAAATCTTGTAGGGCAATATCTGGCATTACGTTTAAGAACTTGTAAGCCCCATCCCCTAAGATCATTCCAGCTTTTTTACCACCTGCCCAAGCAACCTTCATTAAATTACATAATCTTTCTAATACTCTTTGTTTAGTTTCTGCATGTGAATAAAACCAGCTTTCTGTAATAGTTGCTGATTGCACTACAGATCTTTGTACATTACCAACCATCTCGTATTGGCCTACAGCTCCCTCTCTTTGTCTTGTTACACCAGAAATATTACCAGCCATTTCCTCTAGCATCATTTTTAAATTAATAAGTTGCTGTACTGATTGGGATAATGTAAAGTCAATCTGTTGGAACTGATTAAAGCTATTGACTTGATTACCCTCATCCTTTGAGTTGATAGGAATTATACCATCTGTCTTTAAGTGATACAATACTGTCTGCATATCCATGCCTAAGTTAGTTGGTAATTGAGATACGTCATAAACTACAGCCTTACCACCAGAACGAGCCATTGCTAACTCTATTTGGTATATAACTATATTATATAGCATTTGTATGTTATCTAATAGTCCCACTAAAGATACGGGTGCACCTGTAGTGTTACCTTTAATACAACCAACATAAGATAAAGGTGTCTTACCTGGATCATCTACAGATCTCACTTGATTACTTCTTCTTTGAGCGCTAACTAGAATCTTACCTCCAATATATGTAGCCTCCCAAACATCATCCACCCATTTCGTTTCTATAACATCTCCTTTTCTTTTCTTATATGTATCCTTTACCATTTTTCTAAATGGCCTGTTCTCATCATACTTATTTTCAGAAACTTTAAATTTAATAGATCTTAATGATTTCCATTCAGCTGATACAACTCTAATTCTAGTCTCCTTTCCTTGTCCTGTCTCCACCCAATTAAAACTATCATTATATCCATGATCACCACCACTATAAATGTTTCTCATAGAGTCTAAGTCTATTAAGTCTTCTTTTGTAAGTGAATCTTTAAATTCGTCATTGATTTCGTTTACAGAAAGCCATCTCTCTTCCCCTACCCACTGAGCATCATCTAAGTAATCAGAATGCATAGACGTATCATAGATTATAGACCTAGGATCAATTCGTCTTGCATGAGGATCTCCATTTCTTACACCTGTCTTGTAAAACTCTTTAGATGTAATTAGTAAATCTCTAAACCCTTCTCTAAATACATCTTTAAGATTATATCTATTAACAACATACTCTAACCCATCTTGAGCTGTCTCTTCTACCATTTCACGGTAGTTGTATTTCATATAAGTATCAATATCTTCTGGTACGGGCATTCCATCTCCTTGTTGTCTAATATCAATATGCATTTTCTCTTTAACCTCTTCATGAAATTCATCAAGAAGTGATTTCATAGTCAATTCTATCTTATGGTCATATTTTCTAACAACAGCCTCTTTATTAACTGTAGTTACTTTCATATCAAGAGGTCTTCTAATTTCCTCTCCTACAAGTAAATCAATCTTTGGTGTAATGATAGGGTAATTAACTAAACGTGCTGGATACGCAAGCCCATACTGTTCTGTGATGTATGTATAGTCAGCTTGGTTAAGAACTCCGTTATATATTTGATAATTTCTAACATCATTAACTCTTGATGATTTGTAATGTCCTTCGGATACACTCATGTAGCTTGTAATAGCTTCTAGAACCTGTAAGCACCATTCGTCATTTTTTTCTTTATCAGAAACTACCATTGAAGGCATTGTTGTATACTTTCTTTCCATAATTTATTTTATTTGCATTGGAATCCCGTCATGACTCCGTTTATAATATTTAAACCCTATGTCTTTTACTTTCTCGTGAATGGATGCTTTCATTCTGTAGTTATCTATGTTATGGATTAAACACATTCCAAAGGCCATAGCCCTATCCGTGTTTTGTAATCCATAGTTGGCTAACTCGTCTACAAGATCAATAAACCAAATATCTTGAGCACTCTCTCTTAAATAATCATCTATCAAGTCTTCCATAAGAGATTTAACCTGTTTATTCATATGAACCCCATATCTGTTCCTTGTTTTTGTTCCAGGGTTATGTGCAGACTCTGGTTTTTCCTTCAAGTATTTCAAAGCGTTCATACGTTTAAAGTAATCCAAGATACCAATCTTAGTATACTCAACCAACATCTTAGCGTTATAATACACTGCTAATTTTAAACATCCGTCCCAGAAATCTTCTTTTTTAGGAGGTCTATCTGTATATTCAGCAATTACATAATCACTTGGCATGTCAGTGTTTGCAAATCTACGATAAATTATCGCACTACCCAAAGAATCAGAGGCTCCAGCTTGATCTTGATCGTAACTATCTATTCCGCCTATATCTAAATGCTTATATTCTGGTTCTGGATGAGCTAATATTTTAAATGGGCCTGTTGGGTGAGGTCTCCACGTAACTACAGGTTCTCCTTCTCCTAATTGCCAATCTAAGTACCCTCTTTGTATTTGACTCCTATTATCTTTACTAGAAAGTATTCTTGATCTCTGAGCATTAAGTAATGCAATATCAAACCTTGCAGAATGAGTATTTAAGAATGCTTCTTCTATTGTTAGTGGGTAATTCTGTATATGTAAGTTATAAGCTTCATTATCTCCAGATTTTTGAATAACCTCTCTATCCGATATTAATTTTTCCCTTGCTCCACTTTCATCTTCCTTACCAGAGTCTATATCAAAGAATCCGTAATAAGCTTTTGATGCTGGGATAAACATAGTCTCTAAATTATATGCTTGATGACTATAATACATATCCATAAAATCCTTAGATGATTTAGATATATCACCCCCTGTACCTCCAATAACTGGAACTCCATATTGTATATCACCATCCATGAAACATGCTTTAGATGACATATAAGCATTCTTTAGTCTTTTAAATTCCCCTGCTTCTTCAAATATCATTAAGGATAAACGCTCTCCTTTGAATACCTCTGGATTATCCATTGTTCTACAAATGATAGTGGACTGATAACCATTGACTTGCCACTTACCGTCCATATTTTTTTGTTTGTATCCACTTCTCATTATATCGGAAGTGTCTTTTAATACAGAATGTTTGAAGTTAGGATGTATACCATTGATTCCTTTTTTGGTTTTATCAAAGAATGCGTCTGCTGTTGCTTGTAACCCTGCTGCTACCCCGACATCATTAAAAGGAAAGAATGTATATTCATGAGCTATCATACCAGAGTTCATATAAGAGAATCCTTTATCCCTGGCTTTAATAACAATCATTCCTTTATTCTCATCCTTACAATTTTCAAAGGTATCAAAATACTCATGATCCATTGTTCTGTACCAAGGGTGTATAAGGGACTTACGATTTCCAGCATTACCACTATTACCTAAGATCATATAGTAGTTTAGGTAGAAATAGTACTTACCAGATATCTTAGGCATACCTTTAGGTTTAAATCCATCTATACATCTAGCTGTTTCTTGAGCCCAGTATTCTTGATAGGCCACGGAATCAGGATTTATTTCTGGATGTCCGTTATTTGGTATTGGCCTGTATCTCTGTGGATCGAATTTTATCTTAGCCATACTTAATCTTTTTAGTCTTTCCTAAACCGAATGTACCAGACCTATCTTCTTTACTAGCAAGATACTTGTGGAATTTATCTTCTAAATTTACTTTATGGTGCTGCATAGATAAGTCACTGTATTCTCTAGCTCTCATCATATCTCCTTTACGATAGTATTTTTTATACCTCATATAGAGATATTCTATATCATATTTCTTTTCGTTAGCCATTCTGTTTCATTTCTTTTCTCCTTTCAAGGAAACTCAGCCCTTTATCTCCTTGTATCTTTTGTCTCTCACCCCTACGTTCTATTGAGTCTAATATAGTCTGTCTAGTCTTAAGTACTTTCTCTACACCAATCATAAGTTTTTGTAGAAGCTCAGCATTCTCTTCATCAAGATGCATATTATCTATAAGGTTGGTGAATTGATTAATCTTATTATTGAATGCTAAAAGCTGCTCATCTAGTGGATCAAACTGAAGTTCTTTATATTTCTGACAAGCAGCTGACATAGATGGATCTTCTGCGTCTTTCCATTTATACGTGTCGTATAGATCTTTCGATACAGCCTTCTTTCTCTCAGCTTCATTGTAGTGTCGGTATGGGCTTTCGTAGTCGTAGACTAAGGCAACCCACTTGAGGGCCATCGGCCCGAATTTTTCTTTTTTGAGTATGGTCATAAATTCAGGAACTCCCGTGATTCCGTCATCATGCTTATAAACATCTCCCTTTCTGTTTAATTTCAATAAATACATTACTTTGTATATTCTAATTTCATTGCGTATACGAATCTCACTTCAGAGGCTACAGAAACACATCCGTCTGACATTATAAAATCTATAGTGTAAAAAGGATTCTCCTCTATCTTCCAAGATGAACTTATTACGTTAAACCCATTCTCTTGTGATAAACTCTTAATAGCAAGTTCGTCATCTATAATCTCATCTAATGAGTAAAAGATCTTCTCTAGATGGTAGAAGCCATCCTCTTTGTATATTTTACCTAGGTCTTCGTCTAATTCTCTCATTAAAACCTCCCCCCTTGAGTGTATCTTTTTTTCATCTTCATGCCTTGCTTTGCCATAGGAATTGCTTGGCTTTGTCTTGGCATCATCTGAGTATTAACATCCTGCATAGCTCCAGAAATCAAACCTCTAATACTATTGTCATTAACACCTAACATACCACCTTGATCGAATTGAGCATTAGGCATCATATTTCTTTGGTCTGGCATTTGATAAGGACTACCCTTGCCATTACCATTTATAATGTTCTGTGTTTGTTGCATAGCTACACCAGCATTCTTCTGACCTATCCTAGCTGCCATGTTCTGCCAATAAGCACCATTACCATCTTGTTGTGGCGTTATTCCTCCTTGATTATATTTCATTTCAGAGTTAAGCATCATAGATCCATCTGGCATTCTATGCACTCCTCCATTATCATACTTATAAGGATTACCATGCCTACCCCCATCATTATAACTAATAACATTCTTCCTTAACATAGGATTACGTTTAGTTACAGGAATACCTTGATCTATCCGTAAGGAATCATCCATACCACCACCCCCACCAGATCCTGTTAAATCTACACTACCAAAGTCATAACTACCTGTACCAGTACCACCACCTGTATATGCATTCTGATTAGAGTATCTAACACCTCTATATTCATTACGAACATTTTCTACATTAAGACTAGTAGTAGTGGGTTTGTTATCTCTTATATCGTTAGACATATAAGGGGTATTGTTATTTTGTCTCATAATTTTTTTATTATTTTTTACAAAGGTATGAAAAATATTATTTATATTTTAGAGTGAGGGATACTTTGTGCTTAAACCCCCCTCCCCATTTCCAAAACTTTGACCACCGTCCCCTTAGT